AGTGTTGATGGAAAGAATCCATGCGAATCGTGAATTTTGGGAAAGTCATCTGGAAATGCCCCTTGATAGGCTGATCCAGGATTACCAAGATGCTAAGATCCGCAAGAACTGGCTCGATTCCTTATCAGGACGCCAGCTTGGCCTGTTGTTTGACCTATCCATGAAAAAGCCTCCCCATGAACTTTCTGTGCAGCAAATGCGCAAAACCTTAACTGATTTTCCTGAAGAATTGATCAATTATTTTCTGGTGCACCATTTTAACCACGCTAAACTTGAAGCGGCCATCACTGAAATTGCAAAGCCCGTACTTTCTGCTGAAACTATGACCAAGCTTTTGGTCAAAGATGATAAATACGACAAGAAAGGCTTGCTGTTTGCGCTTTTTAAGGCTGATCCTGAATTGCTCAAACACGTGTACCATTTTGATAAGGTGCAAAAGAAAGGGTTTGGCTCCTTTGTGCTGAAAAACCCGCCACGCCAACCTGCTGCTTCTTTCAAAGAATTTGTGACTGAAGATCTAGTCCGCAACGCTCTTAAAGCCCATGATGAAGAGCAAAATGACAGCTTTGAGACCCATCTTCAGGGTTTGTTTTATCATGAAGATCGGCTGTATCTTTTTATTAGAAGGGCCAGTGATGAAGATTTGCTGTTAAGCTCTAATCGCATTGTTCATGGTCATAAACCGGATTGGATCATTCTGGATTTTGCTGTCAATGCCAATCAAGTGAATCTTTGTGCCAAATGTTCCAACCAAGGATTGAAGATTGCTGACCGTTTGGTAAGTTTTTACTTCGATAAGGATTGCTCCTTCATTAATATGCAGGATTACAACTTTGCTGCTCAAGTGAAGACTTTCCTTCGGTCGTGCGCAAGTGAAATCGATAAGGAGCTCAAACTCTTTGAACTGAAATTCAGATCAGCTCATCTTAAAAACAACACCCATTTGATTTTAACAACGCACCCGACCGACCCCATTGCAGAAGAACTTGAAGCGCTGCACCAAGCCGTTGGTGATGTGCTGGAAAACATTGCCATGATTGATTCGGTAAGAGTGGTGTTTCAGGGTAAAAAGGTTACTCTCTTTTTCAGGGGGGATGCAGCTGATCCCGGTCATGTGATGATTTGTTATTCAGAATATGTTTTGGATAAAAAGGGACGCGCAGCTTTTAAAACATGGATGAAGGATTGCTATGGCCTTACGATCTTGCCTAAAGCAAAATGCTGCGCATGAAGATGCATTGCAGGCTTTGCTTGAGTCCAGCAATTCATGGATTAACCCGAATCAAGTTTATCTAGAGGCGGCCCATCATCTTGGGCAGCTTGGCTTTATCCAGCTCAAAGAGCATTATTTCATCAAGTGCGCCAACCCCTTGGATGCTTTGGATTTTGACCATCTGATTAATCCGGATTGTGAGAATAAAATTGCTATTGCTGATGATTTCGATGAATCCTGCGATGATCTCATGTGCGAGGAATGTGGACGTTACATTTTACCCATCACCCACCAAAAACAACGTTTTCATGTTGTTTCTTTATACTTACAAAAGCAGCCTATATTGCAATGGCTTGAAGCTGAGCTCAAAGAATTTACGTTTAAAAATCAGAGCGCCGGGGTTTATCATATTTTGTTGGACTCTGGTTTTGTAACGATGATTTTGCCTGATTTTATAGATAACCTCTCGTATTTGGCTGTAGATCGCATTAAAGCGCAGCCAACACTGATTATCACATTACGAAAAACCTTACCGCATTTGCCGCTTGATGTGCAGGCTATAAAACTATCGGATTTCATCAATGGCAATCTCTCTTTAAAACAAGGTTTGGATCTGGCGATGGAGCATGGCATCCCCAAAGAGATTCCCAATGTTTCAAGACAAATACTGCCTTTTGTTTCACTTCACACACCAAAAACAGCAGCACTTCCTGCAACCTACAGCATCACCATTGATAGCGAAGGTATTTTTGTGGGCGGCATTCACGTCATTGGCAAACAAGCCCCAAGTCGTATTCAAATTTTCAGGATTTTACTGGAACAATACTGGCGAGATTTCGAAGAAGGGAAACCCAAAGAGATGCACACACCGCTTAATCTGCATCAAATTGCTGAGCGCTTAGAGCCACATATGGGGCTGATTGATGATTTAGAACAGCAAATTAGAAGGCCGCTTAACAAGATGCAAAAGGCTATTGAAGAAACACTTGCTAAAGAGCTGGGTGTTAATATTAAACGTCATGATATCATTCAAACCCTTGGCTGGCCTGGGTTTAAAAAGCAGGAATACGGATACCGTCTAAACCCTTTAAATCTGGTATTCACAAAATAGCTAATCATGATAAAACCAAAGTGAAGGATTTTCCAGAGGAATAATGGTGCCATCTTCAGCGGACTTATAATGGGTTGGTAAAATAGGCTGAAAATGCGTGGTTTCTTCGCCTGTTTCAGGATCAACTTTTGTCTCCTTCAGGTCCATAGCCTCCACACATAAAAAGCCATATTTTGATTTGCGGGCTGCGGTTTTACAGAATTTGATATAGCCTTTGGTGGCAAGTACATCAATACGATCACGAATGGAATGCTGGCCGCCAAGACCTGATCTATTTTCAAAGGCTCTGCAGAACTGACTTGCGGTATAAAGTTTACCTTTTCGTGCCTCCTCATAAATGAGCTGTAAAATGATATCGTGCTTGCGCCGGCGCTCTGCATCCAACTTTTCACCGTAATGCTTATTCACCAAACGCTCTGATTCTTCTTCGAGTACCGACCATTTGCCGGCTATTTTATCTACCCATTTATTATCGATACGCTCGCCATTGCGTAGTTCAAACATCAATTGCCTGGGCGTTTTGCTTTCATCAGGCCGAAACAAAATCATGCCGGTGGTGTAAAAACCTCTGAGGGCGCCGGCACCACTAAGTGACTGGAAAGGATCTTCTTCCAAAAGCTTTTTGGTAATCTTTTTAGTGTGATGGGCGACAATCATCCCGGCATTGGGATTGACCTGATGACGCAAACGTTCCAGCCTTTCTTGCAAGAAAAACAGCATGGCATTGTTGTCATTTTCGGTGCCATGATCACCGGCATCAAAGATATTGCGCAAAGGGTCAATCACAATGAGGTCCACGGTTTTTGGATCAAAAAAGTCGTTAATGGTTTGCACAATCTGCGCAATACCTTCATCATTCAGTAACATCCTGGTTTGCGGCGTTATCACCAGATTATTGCTGATTTGCTCGAGCACATCAGGATCAAGCTCCAGTTGTTTAAGGCGTTCGCGCAAATAATGATAACCAATCTCTGTTTGCAGATAAAAAATCTTTAAGGGCTTTGCGGGTTGCATTCCCAGAAAATGTTTACCTGCTGCCATATGCACCAGCCAGCTTATAAGAAAATCACTTTTTCCGACTTTGGGCGCACCGCCAAAAATCAACAGTCCACCGGGTGTTACAATACGCGGGGCAATCACATCATAAGGCATGGGTGAATCATCCTGAAGTAATTGCCCCAAGGTAAAAGCCGGGACCATCTTATTAACGCTAATTGTCTTTTTTGGGCAAAGGTCGATAAAATTCTCTAAATCAACGCCTTCCGCATCAGAATCTGCTGCATCATAACCTTTGGGCTTGTTTTCTGGGATCTGAAGGATTTGGATGGATGCCACACCCAGGTTTTTGAGTTTTAATGACACTTTATCGGCATATTGTCGGCCTGGCTCATCATGATCCGGCCAAATGATCACATGTTTGTTTTTAAGCGGCTCCCAATCGGTTTTATCAATGGGCGCATTGGCACCAAACATGGCAGTGGTTGCCGTAATGCCATGTCTCATGAGGCTATCTGCCGATTTTTCTCCTTCAACTAGCACAATTGTCTTGGCTTTGAGGATGCCTGGAATATTGTAAAACGGCCTTGGGTTTGGCGCCCGATTACGACAGGTTTTCACATCCCACGGCCTATATTGCTTACCTGAATCTGTTTCATAGCGATAAACGCAGGCAATCAATTTGTTTGATTCATCAAAATAATCCCACCTAGCTGTGGGGGCACCGAGCAGCTCAGGACCTTCTTCCTCTTGTGTCGCCTCGTGTTTTTTCTTAATCTCTGAGATCATGGCGTACACGCTTTTAGTGCGCTCGCCGGACCACTGGGCAATATCGGTTAAAATTTCAGGGAACTGCGAACGTGTATCTTTTCCCGTAACAGCAGCCCATAGGCTGATAATGTCGCCCCCTTCGTCGGTTGCAAAATCATGCCACATGCCGATGCGATTACCTTCAAGCTCAACAACTAAGCTTTGGCCTGGGTTGCCTTGCACATCACCCACATAAAATTTATTGCGCTGGAAAACGCCGCCTGGTAGCAAATAAGATAAACACGATTTAAGGCTGTAGAGTAATCTTGCTTTCAGCTCGGATACTTGTTCTGACGGCTCCCAAGGTGCGGTGCTTTCAAAACAATTTTGCGGGATCGCTGTGTTGAAGTTAAAAAAATCCTTCATATCAATGACATTACTCATATGCCCCCTCCAAAACAGGTTTTATGGTAAGGGCACCATTTGCATTCAAAGTAATTTGGATCTTGGCTAAGACGCGGCAGCAATTCAGAAGCCTCTGACGCTTGTAAGATTTGCACAGCGCGGTCAGAATATTTTTGAGCAACAGCGCCATCAAAAGCTACCCACTCGAAATAAAGCTCTGAAGAATCCTTATTAAGAGCAACCAACAACGCCGGTCCTTCTGTTAGCTGCATATAGGCCATATAGAGCTGAATTTGCACATAATACCCTGGTTTGCTGACTGCAAGGCCATGTTTTTCAAGATCTTTCCAGGATTTATTATTGAGCGTTTTGCACTCAAAAAGTGCCGGGTAAAGAAAACCATCCGGGCCTGCTACAATCACGCCGTCAATATGACCGGCAATCCGATCATTTGCGACTGAAAAACTATATTTCTGGCCGTCTTTGTTACGGGTTATGATATCAAACCCTGCATCTTTCATCCATGAAATGACTAATGATTCCAGATGATGACCCATCGCAAAAGTCCGCAGCTGCTTACCACTAAAGGGTTGATCAGGCTCTGCGCCCATAAACTCATACTGTAATTTACGTGCGCAGTTTTCGCCTAAACGAGAAGCACCAAGATAGGACCTTTTTGGTTTTTGCTGATGCTCACGCGCAATAGCGCTATCCAGCATCGCTGCTAATTTACTTTCCATGACCTGCCTCATCGATGATTTGGCACCATTTGATTAAGTCAGCCACGGTAAGGCTTCCGATAGGTGCTGCCAGATTCGCGTGTTTCGCCAGATAATTGAAGAGGACCAAAGCATTCTTGGGTGCGTTTCGCATAATATGAATCGGGACGGAAGTAACACTCCCTTTGTTCCGGTTGGAATCGTGGGAACCTTCGCCGCCAGCTGCTAAAGGCATCCTGGCACTTCTTGCTGCAAAACCACCAATGTTTTGAATAATGGTTGTTTGGCTGGCGCCGCCCTTCGGGTGGATGAAACTATCCAAAACCGCCCGCTTTTGCGTGACAGAATGCGCACCACGGCGCGTGATTCTTTGACATGTTATAACCATTTAATTTTCCTCCTTGAATTTTGAACTTTGGACGTCGTCGTCTGCGAGACTTCGTACTTCGTTACGTATTTCGTATACGCGCCTCGTACTCATCTCTTGTCTCCTCGCCAACGCCCAAAATTCTTCTAGGAACCCCTTTTGAAGATGCCCCCATATTTTTCGTCATAAGTGCTTTGAAGAAGTGATCGCGCACCGCATCGGGATCAAGCTCGGCAAGATCACAGACAAAGCAAAAAGACTGGGGTGATTTTTGAAAAAACCATCGCAGTGCCTGATGCCTATAAAGATTGGAATCTGTGCATCCAAAGGCATCGCGCGCGGCTCTATCAATCACAGCCCGCCATAGCAGTATTTCTGCTGTAATGTTCATGGCTGCTCTCCTTGCATCACCATGAAGTCGGATTTCAAATAAAGGCTATCTGGCCCTTGTAAAACCAACTTCACGCATTGCTGCGGCTGTAGCGGATGCACGGTGAATCCGGTTCGAAGAACATGGCGTTTTTGCACCCTTGGCCCTGGAATTTTGCGCCCCACCCGAGAAGTGGGATGTCTTTAAAATCACCATAGATGCAAAAGCGGTAATAGATTTGCCCTTCAACGGTTCGCTCTTTAGGTAGTGCCATCAGACCTAAGCTTTGAGCCACAAACGCAATATCTTGCGCTAGCTGCTTGCTTGAAGTCGTATACTCAAAGGTTTTGTGGAGCATGTGACCATCCGTATCAAGCAACCCTGCCAAAATCTCTTGTCGTACTTTTTGAGAGGCTCGTTTGTAGACGTCCGGGATAAACTTTTCCGGTGAGCTTTTGTTGTATAAACCAAGGTTGCGCAACGCTTCAGTCAGTGGATTGGTTTTCCCGCTGATACTGCTAAAATAATAGCCATTGGCTTGATTGCCCGGAATTTGATAGATTCGCGCCGAAAGCCCCATTTGATCTGCCATCACAAAGCAATAATCCACAATCTCAGGATCGGGTGTTGTAATGCTTGGTGGAGGTATTTCGAAAACAGCCATCACCAACTAAAATGCCTAAAAAATACGGATCAAGAGGCAGAGCTGGCCCGTCACTAAAATTCACAGGCATGCGGTATAACAAGTGCACACCTTTAAAGTGCGGTGATTGCTTGAGATATTCCCACATCGGAACAGATTTCAGATCATAGAGTTCAAGGCTTGTGGAGCGCACCAACGGCAAAGATTGGCTAGCGCCTAAAACAAATGACGCTCCCTTAATCGGCCTGATTTCAAAGGTATCTTCTAAAGATGTTCTGATATCAATCACCGTTCGTGGCAGGCTATCTGCGCCCATAATCTCATCGCCTATTTCAAGTTCTGTAATAGGCTTTATCGCACCGCTTGCCATCAGAATATCGATAGGCTGAGGTGAGGTTTTTGGAGGATGATGTCGTGTCATAATTTACCTCCCTACCTATTAATCCAGCTTGGTTGCGCGGAAGAAATAGGTGTTTCTGGAACATCTGAAGCTTGGGGCTTACGGCTACTTACTCCCATGACCGAAGCATAAGAGCTGTAATTTGGGGTGATAATGGAAAGCACAGTGTTTTAGGTTGGTAATTGCCGCTTTTATCCTCCTCAACACCGATTTTGATACCAAACTCTATGCCCATCAGTTCCAAAAGATCGTTAATGGTTCGACCTTCAATGGCATTTTGAGAGCGATCATTAGGGTGGATGTTTCTGGCAGACTCCAAGATGGACCTAATCATCGTTCTGCCATTCATGCCCCAGGTATCTTCACCCTTAGCGTTGCGCTTGGCGCCTTCAATACCGATTAAATGATAAACTTTGCGTTTGGCATAAGGACCTTCCAAAATAGTCAGCTCAGTATTGAGATAGACAGAACCTGTGCGATCGCTTTTGGTTAGCCACTGGCCTGGACCAAACCCACCGGGGCGTAAGGTCATGGTAACTTTGGCTAAAGTTCCGGCCGGAATAAGGGCCAAATCATTTTGTGGCAAAGCGTTATTGAAATCTGTTGAAAATTCGTATGTCATAGTGTTGGTGCTCCTTTAATATTTAAGGGTTGCGCTAGCCTCTTCAGCAAGGTCAGGGGTCGAAATCTGCTTCTTTGCTGGAAAGGTCTTAATTTTTTTGAGTAATTTGCCAAGATGGGCTTCTTCCACCATCTCAAGTCTGCCGCTGCGATCTTTGGCCGGATATTCCCAAGGGTTCAGCGTCTGGCAAACAAAGGCTCTTTTATCCGGCGCATCTTCTGTCTTCATGGCCACCATACTGATGACATCATCAAGCACGCCGGGTATTTCATTCGCTGTTTTGCTGCCCTCACATTGAGGCACCCAAAGGGGGCGATTAAAGTCATCCAGGCGCTGCTCTAAAATGCCCACCAAAATCACATCTTTTTGCGGGATGTGCTGGAATTGGTTCAGCCAAGCCATCATCTCAGAAGCCAAGATTCCATAAGCCGCTCTGGTATCTGATCGGCCGGTTTTATCGGAAAAACTCTCCGGCTGCGATTTAGCCCAAGTCAGACAAAGACGTGAGGCAACTGTGATGCTATCGATAAAAATACATTTGTACTTTTCCATCGCTTTTGGATCGCCATAGTGAGCGCAAACATACTCATAATGCTTTTGGCTATAGGGTTGATCGGGCCTGAGCGCCGGATTAGGACCACCGATAAGGCAGGCAATATCCCGGGCTTCATTCCAGGTGCGGATAATGGCGTCACCCTGCCAGTCTTGAACTGCAAGTAAACCCGCTTCTAAATCAATGCATAGGGTTGGTTCATCAAGCGTTGTAAGTAGCCGGGTTTTACCGATCCCAAAGCCGCCAAAGATCACCATTTTGACGCCGGTTTGTTGTTTTAAGCGCTCATCAGCGCTGATAATTTTTATGCTCATTGGTCGTTACCTCCATCGATAATTTGAAATTTGGGTTTGCCTAAATGGACGCTACGCGCCTCATCAAAGAATTTGCGAAGGTCAGCGGACCAGCCGAGGTATTTGCGCTCATCAATGGCATAGGTTGCTTTGACATAATGTTTGCGTTCACCGGCGGGGATTTTGTCGATAATGGTTTCAAGTTTTTCTTGATCCCAAACCACTTTTTTAGGCATTTCAGCCACAATGGTGTAAGCGCCGTCATCAAAGCGAATGGTGCCGGTATCCCTACCATCTAGATTCAATTTGTCTTGAGCTGTTTGAGTGAATTTAAGATTCAGGCCGTCCTCTAAAAGGGTTTTGCGATTTTTAAGACACTCGGCCATTTCGGTCAGCCTTTCCATTAGCGAACGCAAATCCTCGGCAGAAAGCTGGCTGATTTCAGTAGGTTTAGCTTCATCGAGAAACGATAGGGGTATTAAATTTTGCATACAGTTCTCCTTGGTATGGTTGTTATATTCCGCATTGGGGAAAAAATTGTTCGCACCTTCTGATGTAAACAGAGTTAAGAAAAAACATGGGCCGCATGAGCTCTAAATCCCGGTAAATGGCTGCTCTTGAGCGCCCACTCATGTGTGATATTTCGGTGATGGTGAAGATTTTTAGCTGCTCACAAAGCGTTTGAAAGCTTTCCGGCAATTGACCAATAGCCCGACTCACATCAATGCGAATGCTGATATCTTCGAAGGCTTGCGTCATGCCCCCAGCATGACGGTCACTTCTCGATTCTTCAAAGCAATGATCATCTGCCAAATAATCCATGAGGGTTTGGCCGTTCTCATCTTCTTTGTCTAAAGACAGCGTTTGGGTTTTACCGCCCCGTTTGATGCACATATGTTTGTGGATCAAATTGTTGCTGCGGCGCGAAAGAAGTTTGTCGACAAAGGTTGCAAGGCTACTTTTTGAGCGGTCAAACTTGGATAAAGCCGGCCAAATCTCAAGCAGTAGATCTTGTTCAATGTCTTCGATTTCCTGGGATTCAAAGCACTTCATTTGCTTTAAACGCCAGGCATGGTACTTAAGTTGTTTTACAATCTCAGGCTCTAAACCCGAGTAGTTATTACGTGATCTCATATGAAGCCTCCTTGATTGGTTCATGCTTCAAGGATGCGATTTTTGGCGGTTTTTCTGACCGGACGCGCCTAAATCAAATAAGACCGCGGGTAATGTAAAAACCCGGAAATAAGCCCACTCAAAAACAAACAATCAGACTTCTGGAAAATTAAATAAGACCACCCGAATGAGATGTTGGAATGGGATCATATGAAGGGAGAATTATCAGGTGAGATTGGTGCTGTGCGCTTTTGATAAAAATAATTTTGCAGCCTATTTGTCACATGGCACTGGTGCTATAAGTTTTGAATGGAAGGTGTTTTTAACAACACTCACCCTATGGCATTGGCAATATGAGTTCTAAATGAGGGGTAATTTTTGTAAATCTAGACCCAGATTTTGTAAATCTAGAATCTGCAGAAATCTAGAAACCCAGGTAAATCAATGGTTTGAGGGCTGTTTCTAGATTTACAAGAAATCTTAGGCGCGGGTCTTGGAAATCTAGCGCAAACCCCTGATTTTACTAGGGTTACAGAAGGTTTCTAGATTCGGGAGAAACTCCCTATATATAAATATATAGGGTAAGTGACCCTGACGGGCACTTGCCCCCATATTTATAAAAGGTATTTCGCGCGCGTAAAAGTTCCTGTTCCTCACTGCATATTTTTGCGAACACAACTCCACACAAAGCTGAACATAAACACCAGAAAATAAATTTTGTGAATAGCATTTCTTGGATGGTAGATATGGAAAACATCTTGGCTTTAGATTTAGGAACACAAACCGGCTGGGCTTTACTCAATGAAGGTCGTGTCTTCAGCGGAAGTGAGAGCTTTCATACATCACGCTTTAGTGGCGGTGGTATGCGTTTCTTACGCTTTCGCCATTTTTTGGATTCCCTCAAGCAAAAGGCGGACATTAAGGCTGTCTATTTTGAAGAAGTACGCAGGCATTCAGGGGTTGATGCTGCCCATATTTATGGCGGATTTTTAGCGCATCTCACAGCGTGGTGCGAAGATCATGAAATTCCCTATCAAGGATTCAGTGTGGGAACCATCAAACGTCATGCCACCGGCAAAGGTAATGCCAGTAAAGAAGAAATCATCACTGCCATCAAGGCCAAAGGATTTAATCCGGTGGATGATAATGAAGCTGATAGCTTGGCGTTATTGCTATGGGCGCAAGACAACATGGGGGCAAAACAATGAATGGCAAACGATTACTGGAGCAATCCATATCAACGATTGAAGAACGGCAAAAAGTGTATGGCTCGCCCAAAGAAAACTTTGAGCATATTGCCAAACGCTAGTCGCTGCTCTTGGGCACGACCATTACGCCTACTCAAGTTGGCTTGATGATGTTGGATTTAAAGATTGCTCGATTGCAGAAAAACCCTGGGCATTACGATAGCTTGGTAGACGTTGCAGGATATGCGGCGTGTTTGAGTGATCTAAAATGAAATATTTTTTCTTTAGTCGGACACATCTATGCAGAACAATGAATATAACACTTATCAGCAATACCAACGGCCCCGGGCGATGAAAAAAATATTTTCACTTTTGCGGACAGATCATGTGGCGTTGCTGAATATAGTAAGCAGAAACAAACAGCGCATTCATGTGTCACAAAATATTTTGCAAAAAAATTGCAGATATGCGGACAGATGAACGCCCAAAGCTGAATAGAGTTGATATGAAAGAAATTTAAATGAGAAAGGATGACAAGGTCATGGGTTAGATAACGCTGAAGCCTTACAAAACACAACTTGAAGATTTTGCGTGTCCTGGCATTGGTATGCACGGGTCCTTCCCTATACCTATGCCATGCGGGTGGCAGAGCCCCGGGATTTTACTAGCGTTAGAATTGGCCCAAACCTTGACACTTGACACAAATATTAAGGAACGGGTGCGCTTATGACAGAACTTCAAATACAACATATCCCCATAGACAATCTTATCGCATACGCCCGCAATCCCCGCAAAAATGATGCGGTGGTTGATAAAATGTGTGCCTCCATCAAAGAATTTGGTTTTCGTATCCCCGTCATTGCTAAAAGCGATGGCAGCGTTGTTGATGGCCATTTGCGCCTCAAAGCTGCTAAAAAACTGGGTTTAAAACTGATTCCAGTTATCTTAGCCGATGATTTAAGTGATGCCCAAATCAAAGCCTTTAGATTGCTTGCCAATCAATCGGCTAATTGGGCGGATTGGGATGACGATTTACTCAAACTTGAACTGGAAGATTTGCAGGCACTTAATTTTGATCTGGAATTAACTGGGTTTGATTTTGATGAAATACAAAAGCTCTTGGATGCTACCGATATTGATCTTGAGGAACCTGCTGAAGCGGATGCAGTTGATCCGGCAGATAATATCCCTGTTATCAGTAAGCCTGGTGATTTATGGATTTTAGGTGAGCACAGACTTTATTGCGGCGACAGCACAATACTTGACTCCTACAACATTGTTTTAGAGGGCGAGCAAGCCGATATTACGGTGTGTGATCCTCCTTATAACGTCAATTATGGCGCCAGCATAAAGATACGCTGCGCAACAAATCCCGCGAAAATAAACACAAAATCTTGAATGACAATCTTGGCGAAGGCTTTGAAAGTTTTCTCTATGACGTCTGCTCTAACATCATCATGAACACCAAAGGCGCAATTTACATATGCATGGCAGCTTCAGAATTGGCTGTACTACAAAAAGTCTTTAAGCAAGCTGGTGGTCATTGGTCAACATTCCTCATTTGGGCGAAAAATCATTTTTCTTTAGGCAGAGCAGACTATCAACGGCAATATGAACCTATTCTTTATGGATGGCGCGAAGGTGCTGATCGTCATTGGTGCGGTGCTCGTGATCAAGGCGATGTCTGGTTTATCGATAAGCCCAGCGCTAATAATTTGCATCCCACTATGAAGCCAGTTGCGCTCATGGAACGCGCTATTATTAACAGCAGTAAGCCTGGCGATATCGTTCTTGATCCCTTTGGTGGTTCTGGTACAACGCTCATGGCAGCAGAGCGCACCAAGCGTCGTTGTCGCATGATTGAGCTTGATCCTAAATACATCGATACCATCATAAGGCGATTCCAGATGCAAACCAAAACAAAGGCCATTCATGCCGTCACGCAAAAGACCTTTGATGAACTATGTACGTGATAGCTTATGGAACTCATCAAGCAATCGCAATGGGCAAAGCGACATGGATTTTCAAGGCAATACGCGGGACAGCTGGTGCAGAGTGGCGTCATTCAACTGGTTGATGGCCTTATAGACGTTGAACAGGCAGATGCTGCTTTAGCCGCCATGCGTGATCCAAGTCAGCCTGAGCGACGCAAAAGTACTTCTGATGTCACTGAGCTTTCAACGCTTCTACTTAAAACCAGAATAAAAAATGAAATGGAACGGGGCAAGCTTTTGGAAGCCCGTGCCAAAGCAGAAATTGGAGCATTGGTTTCAGTAGAAGACGTCAAGGTGTCGGCCTTTAACAAAGCCAGAATCGTTCGTGATAGTTTGATGAACATTCCTGATCGCGTTGCTTCACTTTTAGCATCTATCGATGATCCCCACAAAATTCACGAGGTGTTATTGCAAGAAATTCGAACTACTTTGGAGGAATTAAGCCGTGACGTGTAAGCCTTACCACATGAGTTTTAATACGGGGCTTCGGCCTGATCCACTACTCAAAGTTTCTGAGTGGGCGGATGGATTTCGTATGTTATCGCAAACCGCATCCTCTGAACCCGGCAGATGGCGCACCGAACGCACGCCTTATCTTAAAGAAATCATGGATGCACTATCGCCATCATCACCTGTTGAAAAAGTGATTTTTATGAAAGGCGCGCAAATTGGAGGCACTGAAGCGGGCAATAACTGGATTGGTTACATTATTGATCAAGCGCCTGGTCCTATGCTGGTGGTTCAGCCCACTGTTGAAATGGGCAAGCGTTGGTCTAAAGGACGCTTAGCCCCACTGATTGATGATACACCTACCTTGCGGGATAAAGTTAAGGACCCACGCTCTCGCGATTCAGGTAACACCGTCCAAAGTAAAGAATTCACCGGCGGTATCGTTGTGGTGACCGGTGCCAATAGTGCTGTGGGTTTACGTTCCATGCCCGTGCGCTATTTGTTTTTAGATGAAATTGATGCTTATCCGAGGGATGCTGACGGTGAAGGTGATCCAGTCTCCCTTGCTATTCAACGTACTGCTACCTTTGCTAGACGCAAAATTTTGCTTGTCTCAACGCCCACCATTCAAGGATTAAGCCGAATTGAGAGGGAGTTTGAAGCCTCCGATCAACGCTACTACTGGGTGCCATGTCCACATTGCCATACCTTTCAAATTCTAAAATGGCCGCAAGTCAAATGGGACGACGATCCACTCAACGCCTATTATGTCTGTATCTCTTGCGAAGAAAAAATCTACAATCATCAAAAAACCTGGATGTTAGCGAATGGTGAGTGGCGAGCCGCTAATGAGTGCAATGGTAAGATTGCGGGATTTCATCTCTCAAGCCTTTATAGCCCAGTGGGTTGGTTAAGCTGGGGACAAGCAGCCCAGAATTTCTTGCATGCTAAAGATAATGAACAACTGCTGAAAGTTTGGGTTAACACGACTTTAGGCGAGACCTGGGTCGATAAAGGTGAAGCACCCGATTGGCAGCGCTTGTTTGAGCGTAAAGAGAACTATCCTATCGGCATTGTGCCGTTTGGTGGGTTAGTTCTAACTGCCGGTGTTGACGTACAAAAAGACCGTATTGAGGTGGAGATCGTTGCCTGGGGCAAAAACCGAGAGAGTTGGTCGGTTGATTATTGCAGGCTTTCATATTTCCAATTTGTACAGCCCAGTTGGCTGGCTAAGCTGGGGGCAAGCAGTTCAGAACTTCTTGCACGCCAAGGATAATGAACAGCTACTGAAAGTTTGGGTCAATACCACACTGGGTGAAACTTGGGTCGATAAAGGGGAAGCGCCCGATTGGCAGCGTCTGTTTGAACGTAAAGAGAACTATCCTATCGGCATTGTGCCTTTCGGTGGGCTAGTTCTGACTGCCGGTGTTGACGTACAAAAAGACCGTATTGAAGTTGAGATTGTTGCTTGGGGTAAAAACCGAGAGAGTTGGTCGGTTGATTATCGTATTTTTGATGGTGACCCCGCTAAAGCCAGCACTTGGTAGCATCTTTCCACATTGATGAGCACTTTATTCCCCAGCGAAGACGGCTTAGATCGAGGAATTTCCATGATGGCCGTTGATGCCGGTTATGCCACTCAAGAAGTCTATGGCTGGATTCGCAGTTTACCACCTGGGCGAGTGATGGCCGTAAAAGGTATCGATAAAGCATTAGTACCAGTGGGTGCACCAAGCCGTGTGGACGTCACCATTTTAGGACAAAAACTCAGACGTGGCGCCAAACTCTGGCCGATTGGCGTCTCCGTTTTAAAATCAGAACTCTATCATGCGCTTAAGCTCTCCCAAGGCGAGGAAGGCTTTCCTCCGGGATATTTCCACTTTCCAGCTTACGGGGCTGAATATTTTAAGCAACTGACATCGGAGCAGCTGGTTACCAAAGTTCATAAAGGCTATCCAAAACGTGAATGGAAAAAAATCCGTGACCGCAACGAGGCCCTTGATTGCCGCATTTATGCCAGAAGTGCAAGTATCGCAATCGGCATCGACCGCTGGCAACCCTCCAAATGGGATAGCTTGATGGGATACAAAAAATCATCGATTCCTGAATATAAGATTCAACATGAACAATTACCACTGTCTCAGAGCAAAACCTCAAGACCAAGGGTGATAAGAAGTAAATTTATGGGATAATTTTATGTATTTAGTCGATGATCTGGTCAAAATTGAGCAAGCCATCACAAAATTACAGATGGGTGAGCGCGTGGTTTCTGTTGCCTATGGCGATCATATCGTTAAATATGCGGAAGTGGATTTAAAAGATCTCTTAAACTTACGCACCCGCATTAAATCAGATTTAAAAAGCAGCACGTCCTTAAAGCGGCGCATTACTTTTGCCACACATAAGGGGATTTGCTGATGCTACTTAAAACATTCGCACAACTTTTCAAACGCCCCAAAAGCAAAGCTTCTGCTTGGGATGCGGCAGGTTCTGGCAAGCGCCTAACCTATTGGCAGCCCGAAAATAGCGCCATCAATAGCTTACTTGGGAATCATCTAGAAACACTGATATTATTGAAACACTGGTGAGTAACGCTGTTGGCACCGGTATCAAACCGCAATCAAAAGCTAAAAATGCAGAATTTCGTAAAGCGGTACAGGCATTATGGCTGCGCTGGTCCGATGAGGCGGATAGCCATGGCGTTAATGATTTTTACGGTCTACAAGCCTCTATTTGTCGCAGCATGATTGAAGGGGGCGAATGTTTTGTTCGCTTTAGAGTACGTCGCTCTGAAGAGGGATTATCCGTTCCCTTACAATTACAGGTGCTTGAATCTGAGCATTTAGATACATCAGTGAATCGCATTTTAATCACGGGTAATATGGTTCGAAACGGTATTGAGTTTAATAAACTTGGCCAACGTGAAGCCTATTATTTGTTTCGTGAACATCCAGGTGAAAAGCTGCTTGTCTCAAACGGTGAATCAGTCCGCATTCCTGCCTCTGAAGTATTGCATATTTATAAACCCTTGCGTCCCGGTCAAATTCGAGGAGAGCCTTGGCTAAGCCGTGTGTTGCTTAAATTGTATGAGCTGGATCAGTACGATGATGCCGAGCTGGTGCGCAAGAAAACCGCTGCTATGTTTGCAGGGTTTATCACCCGTCTTGATCCTGAAGCCAACATGATGGGTGAAGGTGCCGCCAATGAACAAGGGATGGCCCTTGCCGGACTTGAGCCTGGCACCATGCAGCTACTGGAACCTGGAGAAGACGTTAAATTTTCTAATCCTTCGGATGTTGGGGCAAATTACGAAGCCTTTATGCGCCAGCAGCTCAGAGCCATTGCTGTTGGCATGGGCATTACCTATGAACAGCTGACAGGAGATTTAACCAACGTCAATTATTCATCCATTCGTGCAGGGCTCATTGAATTTCGTAGGCGCTGCGCCACTTTGCAACATCATGTGATAGTGTTTCAATTTTGTCGGCCTGTTTGGAATCGCTGGATTGAACTGGCTTTGCTTTCTGGCGCCTTACCTTCTCAAGACAAAGATACATCTATCAAAGATGTGAAATGGATACCCCAAGGTTTTGACTGGGTTGATCCACTCAAAGATCAGCAAGCACAACAAATGGCAGTGCGTAATGGCTTTAAAAGTCGCGCTGAAGTGGTTTCAGAGCTGGGATATGATACAGAAGAAATTGATCAAGAAATTGCGGCAGATAACAACAGAGCTGATGAAGCAGGGTTTGTTTTAGATTCCGACCCAAGGCATACAACACCGCCTAAAAAACGAGGTTTTTAATGAATGACATTTACTTAAAATTTGCCATGAAACCGATGATGATTGAGCGTCGCAGCTTTGAGTGGCTGGCTGCCCACATGGCATCAAACAAGGCTTTGAAGTTTACACCCCCCTCCTTAGCACATGGTGGCAGCAATAACATCGCCATCATTCCGATTCATGGCATTTTAACCAAACGCTCAGGCATATTTGACGGCATGTTAGGTATGACTTCCTACGATGAAATACAACAACAAATCAGCGCTGCTTTGTCGGATGATGCCGTACAAACGATTTTACTCGACATTGATAGTCCCGGCGGTGAAACCAGTGGACTGTTTGATTTAGCCGATTTTATTTATCAGGCACGCAGCCAAAAAACCATTTGGGCCATGTGTAATGATGAGGCCTATTCTGCGGCTTACGGGATTGCATCCAGCGCTGAAAAGGTTTTTATCAATCGGACGTCTGGTGTAGGTAGCATTGGCGTGATTGCCAGCCATATTGACCAAAGTGCCTTTGATGAAAAGCAAGGGGTTAAATACACTACCGTTTTTGCCGGCAGCCGTAAAAATGATTTAAATCCTCATGAGCCGTTAACTTCTGAATCCATGCAAACTCTGCAAAGTGAAGTCAGCAGGTTATATGAGATGTTTGTAGAGCTGGTAGCCCGTAATCGAGATCTTACAACAGAAGCCATAAAGGCTACAGAAGCTGGCCTTTATTTTGGCCTTAATGCCATCCAAACAGGGCTTGCGGACGAAATTCTCACCTTTCCTGAATGTATTCAAAAAGCAGCCTCTCAATCTTTTATAAGGACCATAGCTATGACTGAAACAGTACCGACCATTAATCCAGAAGAATTACTTACCCAAGGCAAAATCCTAGGGCGCAGTGAATATCACGCGGAAGCTTTAGAAATTTTCCGTTTATGTAAGCTCTCGAAGATGCCAGAAAAACTGGGTGATTTTATTGAGCAAAATATCCCGGTTAACGAAGCACGCGAACAGCTCATGCAGCTACTCGCTGATCGTACCGGTACTGAAATCTTGAGCACTGTGAGCCTTGAGCCAACCCCTCAAGAAAATCCGGTGATCCAAGCTGCTAAAGCTCGTAGTCACATGAAATTAACCGCATAAATGGAGGAAACCCTTATGACCGTTGCTATTGAACAAAAAAACTTAGGAGATCTTCTTAAGTTTGAAGCTCCTAATCTTTATTCCCGTGAAGAGATAACTGTAGCTCAGGGGCAAAAACTAGCCCTTGGTGCCATTATCGGCCAAGACAGTGAAACAGATTTGATTAAAGCATTAAATCCTGCTGCCACAGACGGCACACAAAATGCCCTTGGGGCTTTGATTGCTGAGGTAGATGCCAAGTAGTAACACCAAAGCCGTGATTGTGACACGCGATGCAATTCTTGCCGATCACGCCGTTGTCTGGCCAACCACCATCACGCTTGAACAAAAAATAGCTGCTATCAAGCAGCTTGAGGCACGCGGCGTCATTATTCGTAAAGGGGTATAATCTATGCAAAATCCATTCTCACATCCGGCATTTAATATGGCAGCTTTAACGGCTTCCATTAATTTATTGCCAAACACTTATGGTCGGACAGAATCATTAGGTTTATTTCCTTCTAAGTCGGTACGCTTTAGGCACATCGCTATTGAAGAGCGCAACGGCGTTTTAAGCTTGCTTCCAACAGCAAGTCCAGGTGCGCCGGGTACTGTTGGTAAACGCGACAAACGAAAAGTTAGAACATTTACTATTCCGCATATTCCCCATGATGATGTAGTTCTACCGGAAGAAGTACAGGGTATTAGAGCTTTTGGTACTGAAAATGAATTGCAAGCTATTGCGAGTGTTATTACCGATCACCTGCAATCCATGCGTAACAAACATGCCATTACCTTAGAACACCTTCGAATGAGTGCTTTGAAAGGCATTATTTTGGATGCTGATGGAACAGAGCTCGTCAACCTTTATAACGAATTTGAAATCACGCCAAAAATAGTGAGCTTTGCTTTAGGGACAGCTGGCACTGATGTTAAAAGAAAATGTATCGAAGTGCTGCGTCATGTTGAAGATAACCTACGTGGCGAATTCATGACAGGCGTTCATGCGCTAGTCAGCCCTGAGTTTTTTGATGCCTTAACCTCACACGCCAAAATCAAAGAAGCCTATGACAGGTGGCAGGAAGGGGCAGCACTGCGTAATGATATGCGTTCAGGATTTACCTTTGGTGGGATTACTTTTGAAGAATATCGTGGTCAAGCAACCGATCCTGATGGCAACGTCAGACGCTTTATTGCCCAAGATACAGCGCATTGTTTTCCGCTAGGTACTGCTGAGACTTTCTCAACTTATTTTGCACCGGCTGATTTTAACGAAACCGTGAATACCTTGGGGCAACCGCTTTATGCCAAGCAAGAGCCAAGGCGCTTTGATCGCGGTACAGATTTACATACTCAATCTAATCCGCTGCCAATGTGTTATCGTCCGGGAGTTCTGGTGAAGCTGACGGTATAAGCTATGAGTTTAACCAAAATGTTTGAGGATTGTTTTGCGCATTTAGGGAAAGAGGCAATATACCAGAGCTCTGGCGCTGCTCCTTTTCCTATTCGCGTTTTAATCAAACAACCCGATACACCTTATGAAATGGGTGATGGGCAAGTGATTGGCCATATGGCGATATTTGAAGTGGGTACCCATGAATTAGCCTTTCCTAAAGTCGGTGATCAGCTGATTATTGGAGGCAATCGCTATAAAATCTTTAGCGAGCCTCTACGTGATGCTTCTAATACAGTTTGGGAAATAACAGCTATGGTGATGGAAGGCTAATATGTCCACCTTTACCTTGGATGTTGCAACATATGGTGATATCGACCAAATCATTGCAAGGGTGTGTGGAACTGAAAGCCAAGTACAACTGGCGGCCATGCGCGCCCTCAATAAAACCGCTCTCTGGCTTAAATCCCAAAGCGTGAAAGAAATCAGCGCGCAGAAAAAACTTCAACAAAAAATTATACGTGAACGACTGAAGCTTGTTAAAGCCAGCAAAAGTTCTTTAAAAGCATTAGTGGTCGCCAGTTTTTATGGTATTAAAGCCTCGCTTTTAGGTTCCATGCGCCAAACGGCTATAGGTGCCAAAGCGGGGAAATCTCAATTTACCGGTGCCTTTGTCGCTATGATGCCCACGGGCCACCGAGGTATTTTTAAACGAAAAACAAAAAGCAGATTACCCATTCGTGAAGTCGTGCTACCGCTTGAACCTGTCGCTTCTAATATCATCAAAGGCTTTGTGGATACAGGTGCCGCAGATAAATTCATTCAATATTTTCGCCATGAACTGGGCTTTATTTTAAAGGTGAGCCTATGAACTTTTGGGAAGAGATTACATGCTGCCATTACCTCTACGTTAAAACGCGAGATAATGGAAATTCACACTTGTGAATCTTATCCGGTGATCAAAACGGCGTTATTGGCACCAGCTATTTTAGTAGAACTGGCAAGCTTTGAACCCGGCAATGATCCAGGAACCGGGGAAATTGCGCTGCGCGCTCGCTTTGAAGCAAGAATTATTGTAGATAGCACGATCCCAAATGCCGCCTTTGCCGTAAGGGCTTTGGCGAGTGAAGTTGCAAGGGTCATTCATCAAAATTCATGGGGGATGAATGTATCACCTGCTGAATTTTTAGGTGCGAGTCCTGATGGGTTTAAGCCGGACCTTGATGCCTATATGGTTTGGATCATTGAATGGGCGCATGAGATCCACCGTGGGGATTCTGTTTGGACACCAAGCGGTATTCAGCCACATACCATTTATGTGGGCATTGCTCCGGGAATCGGCGCTGCCCATGAGCCTGATTATATAGAGGTACCAAATGGAGAGTTTTAGTTTTTCTGAACTTGACCGAAAACTCGCCAATCTCATTCGCGTGGGGACTGTTAAAGAGGCCGATTACAAAAAAGCCCGTGTGCGTATTCAGATTGGCAAAATCCTCACCGATTGGCTGCCTTGGGTTACTTCTCGCGCTGGACAAGACAGAAATTGGTCAGCGCCCAGTGTGGGTGAACAGGTTGTTTTATTATCACCGTCAGGTGAAATGGCCCAAGGCGTTGTGATCCCGGCTATTTATCAAAACAAACATCCTGCCCCTAGCGATAAAGAAACAGACGTTGCCTTTGTGTTTCAAGATGGCAGCAAAGCAATTTACGACAAGAAAGAGCATCACCTTACCATCTCCTGATAACAGAAGGCAAGCTAACGCTGAATGTAGGTGAATCAAGCCTTGAGATGAGTAAAGACGGCATCAAGCTCAAAGCTAAACGAATTGATTTGAATGAATGATATGCCAGGAATCGTAAGACTTAATGATAAATGCACCGGCCATAGCTGTTATCCGCCCAGACTTTGCATTACTGCAAGCACAGATGTCTTTGTTGATAGTAAGGCCGTCCACCGCGAGCAAGATAAATGGGCCATGCATGCGTGCCCTAATACGCCGCCCCATGATGGTCTGCTCGCTAAAGGTTCAAGCACAGTTTACGCCAATGGTAAAGCGATTGCTCGTATTGGTGATCCCGTTTCTTGTGGTTCAAAAACACGTGATGGCAGTCAAACTGTTTTTGCGGGATAAATTATGCGCGGAATGAATGGAAGAAGCGGCAAAGAATTAACGGGCCTTGAGCATCTCAAGCAATCGATTGTGGATATCTTAACCACCACAATTGGTAGCCGTGTGATGCGCAGAGATTACGGTTCTAGGCTATTCGAACTTGTTGATCGCCCGACATCTGCCGGTTTTGCCGTTGAACTATATGCAGCTACGGCTGAGGCACTGCAAAAATGGGAGAATCGTTTTAAGCTCGAGCGCGTTAAAGTTGAGTCTATTAAAGAAGGTCATATTACGTTGATTTTAGAGGGGATTTATCTGCCAGATGGCAAGCCTATAACCTTAGATGGGATTGTGGTGTCATGATGCAAGATCTAACGCGCCTACAAAATCCGAATGTTATTGAGTCGCTTGAGTATGAGACGATTTTTTCGCATATGAAGCAAGAGCTGATTCGCCTTGATCCAACATTTTCAGCGCTGCTTGAAAGCGACCCGGCCATGAAGATTTTAGAAATTGCCGCCTGGCGCGAACCGCTTTTACGTCAAAGGGTCAATGATGCCGCGCGCTAATTTACTGGCTTTTGCAGCTAAATCAGATTTGGAACATTTAGCCGCTTTTTATGATGTACAGCGTAAATCAGGGGAAGATGACGAAGCTTTTAGGCGGCGTATCCAGGCGAAAATCATGGGCTGGTCAACTGCAGGAAGCCGTGAGCATTATTGTTATCATGCACTTTCAGCTGATATCCGCATCAAAGATGCGCGGGCTGAATCACCAAGCCCTGGAATGGTGAAAGTTTCGATTTTATCCCATGAAGGTGATGGCACGCCAAGCCAAGAGCTGCTAGAAAAAGCACGGTCTGTTATTTTACGTGATGATGTCAGGGTTTTAACCGATACGGTTGAGGTGGTCAGTAGCGCCATTATCCCTGTTAACCTTGAAGCTAAAATCTATCTCTATCCCGAAACACCGGAAGATATTATTGAGACAGCCAAAGCTGCTTTTATCAAAGCACTGAATGACACAAAAGGTTTGGGGTGGAACCTAACGCGCAGCTGGATTATTGCACATCTTTTTGCTCAAGGCGTACAGCGCATCGAATTGCTTAAGCCGGCTGAGGATATCGTTGTTTTAGATCATGAATGTGTGGCGCTTGATTCCATAGAGCTAACGATGGGAGGGCGTGATTGGTGATGATGTTACTGCCTCCAAGTAGTTCGCCTCAAGAACAAGCCCTTGTTGATGCTATCAGCTTTAGAGTTGATCCAGGTAAAATACGAGGGTTTAAATTTAACCCTACCGACAGTGTCCTCCCATGGTTGATCCATGAATATGGGCTGGGTGAGATTTTAGCTTGGGTTCCTGATCCAAGACGCGCGATTCAAGATGGCGTTCGGTTTCAACGGATTCGTGGTACTCCTGCTTCACTGCGCATGGCTCTAAAATGGATGAATATCGAAAATATTTATATCGAAGAAGAACCACCAGGAAAGCACTTTGCTGAATTTCAGGTGGGCATTCACGATGTACCCAATGATTTCTTTGTTGATAATGTAGTGGCCCTTGCAAAACTATCAGCACCGGCCAGATCTCGCCTGATGCGGATGTATAACGACCGCTATGATATCAGGCGATTTATGCTGGATAGCAGCGAATTCCGCTATGATATCAGGCGATTTATGCTGGATAGCAGCGAATTTGGATCGCTGCTTTCTGATTATTCAGGAGTAAAACTGTCGCCTGATGGCCCAGTATTATCTTTTGGTCGGTTTAATCCGTTTGAAGCTAAATCAGAAGAGGTTTTACTAAAATTTGCAAGCGCACGTAGGCATCACAACAGTACGTTAAGTGATGATCTTTACCGGCTAGATGTAGCTTTTATAGGTGAGACGGAGCCTCATACCCGTAATTACAACGGCATTTATGAACGCGCGCATATTTGGCAAAACCCTGATCCACTATCACCTTTCACCCCTGATTTTGAACCACCTCTACATCTTGCAAAAGCATTGATTGTTTTATCCGATAGCTGGCGGCTTGGCGATATTAACGCCTGCTTTTCCGTGCGCCTTGAGCATGAGATAGGTGCCACATTTATTTTAAGCGCTGATACTTTATCCGAACATGTTTGGCGAATAAGCTTTGAAGAAGTTTTGGAAAGCTTTGCATCAAACTACACTGAGAATCTCGATGCTGAGATCGTGCCAGACGTTAATCCTCATTTTGCAAAAGAACACTCGGACTGGTTAGCTGAAACGCTCTTATGGCCTTATTTGTCGGCAGATTCGTTAGGTGAATTGGAGCTTTTGCCTTATCAAAAACGTGACCATTTTGAACCATCTCTTTATGAAGGATGCTTGCTCTGGCATGAGCATCGTCACTTAAACCGTCCTTGGACGAATCTAGAACCAATCGTGAAACAACCCTTAACTAGAACTTGATATGTGCGTCAAAGGGTATTCATATGGCCATTTTAACCAAATCCGGCAGAGCAGCTATTGCTGCAAGCATTAACCAACAACCGATCCATCTTGCTTGGGGAACGGGTGATCCAACTTGGGAAAGCGCTCATACGGTCAATAAAATTTTTACAAGTAATCAAATTGAGCTAGATCATAAGCCGGTGAAAGATGAGTCTATTACTCAAGCTGACACAACCTTTATTGCCGGCACCGATTATAGCGTCGATAGCGTGATGGGGGTGATCACACGTTTTCCAAACGGTAATTTAGAGAATAATGCTACCGTTACGATTTCCTACACTTACGCAACGCCGCCAGAGCCAATTACCGCAAATACCCTTTTAAATGAAGTAGGTCGCAGAACCGCTGATGAAGTTTTGTTTTGTGTAGGTAATGAAGACGGAGATTTGATTACCCCAACAGGCAGATTCAAGGCATCAAGTACGCCTACGAATAATCTTTTTCTCCGCTTTACTTTTGATTTTGATAATGCCAGCAACCAAATCATCCGTGAACTTGGCGTGATGGTTGGAACCAGTCCCGCTCATCAGAACAGCTGCTACCCGAGAAACTTTTTCATTTGTTGTGACGTTTTGATGGGAGCAAATGAATACATATTTGAAGACAAATGAGGCAATGTTATGACACTTAACAGTTATTACAACCGCTATGATCCGGCTAAAAAATATGATCGCACTCTCTTTTTGGCCGGCCGTGGCCTGCAATCAGCAGAGCTCAATGAAATGCAAGATTATGCGCTGCATAACCTTAAAGGCATTGGTGATGCAATTTTTAGGGATGGTGATGTTATACGCGGCGGCACCTGTGTTGTTGCCCCTGATACCGGAAATACAACCTTGGAATCTGGGTTTATTTATTTACGCGGTGCTGTGCGCGAAATAGGGTCTACAAATTTCACCATTCCCACCAATGCAACGGTTAGAATCGGTGTGTGGTATGTGGAAAGCACCATGACTGAGCTTGAAGATCCAGGTCTTCGTGATCCGGCTATTGGTACACGCAACTATCAAGAACCCGGTGCTGCCCGTTTAAAAGCAGAGATCCCTTGGGATTTTCAGGTTGATGGAATAGCGCCTCCTACCCATGAGGGTGAATTTTATCCCATTTATGGCGTAGAAAACGGCGCATTTATCCAACATGCTCCGCCGCCCCAGTTTGATGCGGTCAATAGCGCTTTAGCCAGATATGACCGTGAATCTAACGGCTCTTATGTGGTAACCGGCATGGACGTTAGGTATCTTGACAAGGATAACGGTGAACAAGTTTTTGTCATCAATGAAGGTAAAGCCCATGTGGATGGTTTTGAGATTGAACTCGCTCATAGCCTTCGTGTTCGTTTTCCTAGTGACCCTGATATTCAAACGATTGACTCAGAACCTCATACCTTTCAGCCAGATGCTCAAGGGGTCATGGATCTCGTACTTAATGAAAATCCTGCCCATCAAGTTCTAGATGTGGATGTGACGATCCAGAAAACCATTACGATGACCCATGGTTCGTATACAGGGGTGATGGATCCTATTCCAGATACGGCTGTCCTTGAAATTATGCAAATTAAACAAGGAACAACCATTTACGTGAATGGGACTGATTATCGTTTGCGTTCCGGCGATGTGGATTGGTCTTTATCCGGTGCTGAGCCTGCTCCTGGCAGTTCTTATGAAATTACGTATCGCTATCGTAGCCGTATTACACCAACAGATATCACTGAAGATGGTTTTAAGATAGGAGGAGCGGTAACTGGTACCCTCGTTTTAGTGGATTATAGCTGGATGATGCCGTGCTATGATTTGATCACCATCGATGCCAAAGGTGTCGTCAGGCGCATTAAAGGACTTGCTCCCCCTTGGAGGCCATCTGTTCCTAAAGCGCCCAGCGGGCAACTCGCTTTAGCTTACGTCTATCAAAATTGGCGCAGCGCTACAAAACCTGATGTTTTTAATAATGCTATTCACGCTATTCCTATGAGTGACATTGAGGCTATGCGTTCAAGCATTAATGATCTTTATGATTTGATTGCTCAAGAGCGCCTGCGTAACGATGCCAATAGCCGTGAACCTGCTGCTAAAAAGGGTATTTTTGTTGATCCCTTTTTTGATGATGACATGCGCGATCAGGGGATTAACCAAACCGCTGCAATTGTGGATAGGGAGCTTGTACTTCCGATCGGTGGCAATATAGCTGATGCAGGTAAAGGTGTTGATCCATGGCTTTTACCTTATGTTTTAGAGCCAGTTTTAGAGCCAGTTTTAGAGCAGCTTCTTCAAACCGTAGAAATGAAAATCAACCCATATCATGCATTTGCGCCTATTCCGGCGAAAGTTGCCATTAATCTCAATGTGGATCGTTGGACTGAAGTTGAAACCACATGGTCAAGCCCCATCACGCAAAGGTTTAGTGTGCTTTCAAGCCCGGTCACCCGTCAGGTTGTCGTTGGTGGTGGCGTTTTATCCAGAGTAACCTCCAGCACGACTCAAAATGTCTCGATCGGTACTCAAATGAGTCAAACTAACGAATTGCTCTCAAGCACAAGTCGTGAAGCCGCTTTTATGCGCCAAGCAACACAAACCTTTGAGTTAGATGGATTTGCGCCTGGTGAACAACTTCGGTTGGTGTTTGACGGTATTAACGTTGAACCGGTTAGTTTATAGGAGGAATTATGCCACTTATTGCAGATAACAGCGGAAAAATCAAAGGCAAATTTACCGTTCCCGCCAATGTTCCGGCCGGTACAAAGCTTGTGCAGTTTATCGGAAACCAAGGTAGTTATGGTGAAGCTACTTATACAGGGCGCGGTATTATTACGACCGAAGAACGCAGACGCGTTACGGTCATTACCGATATCAGACGCAATGAAACCACCGTTGTCCTAACCCGTTTTGATCCACTTGCTCAAACCTTTACCTTAAGCGAAAGCCGCCATATTGGAGGCATTGATCTATGGTTTAGCAATCGTGGCGCTAAAAGAGTGGTCGTGCAAATTCGTGATACCAGCCTTGGTATGCCAACCCAAACGGTTTTAGCTGAAGGCGATATCATGCCATCTTCAATCAACATCAATGGCACTTCTACTCAAATAACTTGGCAGCCTGTTTGGCTTGAGGCTGGTCATGAATATGCCATTGTATTGTTGACCGATGATGGCGATGCTGCAGTGCGTGTTGCAGAGCTCGGAAAATATGATGCAACCCATGCCAGATGGGTGACAAGCCAGCCTTATCAGGTAGGCGTACTTCTTTCATCAAGTAATGCCAGCACCTGGACGCCCCATCAAAATCGTGATCTCACTTTTAGGTTACTCGGTGCGCGTTTTACAGAAAATACAAGAACAGTGGATTTAGGCTCTGTGACAGCCACTAGCGCTTCCGATTTGATTACTCTTGCAAATGTGGAACGTGTTGCCTCTGACACCGACGTGCAATTTACGCTAACAGAGCAAGACAGTACGGAACATAAATTATCTGATGATCTGCCAATTGCTTTGCGGGCCCGCGTCACCGGTCCTTTGAGTGTTAAAGCTTTACTCAGCGGTTCAGCACTCAGAAGCCCAGTGCTTTACCCTGGCATTCAAATTGTTCTAGGCAACATGTCTGAAACAGCAGATTACATCACAAGAGCTATTACGGCGGGCAACAACAGTAAAGTAAGCATCACCTATGAAGCGCTGATGACCGGCACTGCTGATGTTAAGGTCTATATCCAAAAAGCAGACGGCACTTGGCAGTTGGTGGATTTAACAACCGGAAAAGCCGTAGGCGATAGCTGGGTGGAACGCACCCATATTCTTTCAAGTTTTAGCGCCACTGAAACCAGAGTTAAATTGGTTTTAAGCGGCAATATTCTTTATCGCCCTAAAGTACGCTCTTTACGTGTTGTGATTACCTGATATGCCAAATGATCTGAGCCCAAGGGGCTATAAGCTGCCCCATCCAAATAACATCGCATCCCAAGATGTGGTTCGCATTCGCGATACTATTGTTGCTGTGGATGCGGACGTTTCATCACGAGAAGCTGAACATAAGAAATTAAAGGAGGCGTTTGACCGCTTCACCTTTGAAACTTTTTTGAATTTGTGGAGCAACCATGACAATAGCTAAAGAAGCTGTATATGCGCTTCATCAGCGCCTCAAAGATTTGTCGATCGATGCACCGGCTGATCAACTGGCTTATCTTGCAAAAGCGCTAGAATCCATTGCAGGCCAAAGCACGGTTTATGACATTGTCAATATGTCTGATGAAAAACTGCAGGAGCTTTTAGAGGCAGTAAATAGCCATTTGGCAGACTTAAATGCCAGCAAAGTAAACTCTCTTGCAGCCATTGATACCGCTAAAACCGGTTCTTTAGATGCTATTAATACGCTTAAAGCAAGCTCGTTGAGTTCACTGCAGACAGCAACTACTGGGCATTTGTCGTTACTGGATACCCGCAAAGATACAAATATCACCGCTATTGAAAGCACAGGCCAAACACAGCTTCAAACACTCACAGGACTTGTCAGTAACTTTGAATCGATTAATGACGTTCCAAATGGCTCATCGATTATGAATGAAGTTGCTAAGCGTAATATGATTGAACCAGGATCATTACCATTCCTCTTTGGTATTTTAAGCCGTCAAAACGATTACTGGGGCTATGGTGATTTAACCTCACAACTTGGTGTTTGGTATAACAACGTGGCAAATGCTGACAACATGCTTCAGCTTTTGGCGGGAACCCATGCGTATAGCACTAGTTATGCAGGATTTTACAGACCGCCTCAGCTCTATTTTTTGCAGGGCAGGAACGGGATGTTTATCCATAAGGAAATGTACGTCAAATACAGTGTATCCAGTAATGAGTATACTTATCCTTATGCAGCGCTTGGGGTTGTTTTTGTAAAAAACACGACCAATGCTGATATTACCAGAACTTTCTATTGTGGTGGATCATCCTATTGGTCCTCAGGATACGAAGGCTTAGGCGTGTTTGTTTGTACACCAAATAACGTAAATGCCAATAAATCTGCTATTAGCAGCGTCACATGGACAAATATTTAAATTATGCTGCAAGTACAGCCAACATTGCTTCATCTGCGAATGTATTGATTCCTGCAGGCAAAACGGTCGCTATCCTGCTTTATAGCTCTTCCTATTACTATACCACTTACTATAACTACTACACCCAATTTATGCATTGGTACATCTACAACTTCAAAAGCAGTTTTCTAACAACGGGGTTAGAAGTGGATGTTGACCGAACGCTTAGAGCCTGGCAGTGCCGAGGCTTTCAATACTCTTATGAACTTTGGAAATGAGGTTTATTTATGCCAATTTATTTACGATTTGAAAATGGAATGCAGGTTGAAACAACAACCTTGCCTAAAAAGCCCGAAGGGACTGGATGGCTCAAAGCGCCTTCTGAGTTTGACTGGGAAAAACGCTATAAGCTTCTTGAAGACAATACGGTTGCTGAATGCTCTTCTGACGAAATGCAAGGCGATCTTCTGAAAAATGCCAAACTTGCAGCCACCGAGACTGTAAGGTTTATTTTGAATAATCACAGACGCTCTTTTGCCGGCTATTCTCATGAGAAATCACGCTCTTACGATATCCAAGAAAAAACAGCAAAAAGTATTATCGCCGCTGTTAAAAACAATCAAACACCCGATGAAAAAGATGTTGAGCTTATTGCTCCACTCGCGGAGCTTCGCTCTATCTCAGTAGGCGATATGGCCCAACTTATTTTGACCAAATCTAGAAAAGCTGATCGAGCCATTGCACGCTGTGAAAATATTGAAGACCGCGCTCAACGAAAAATAGAAACGTGCACACCCCTTGATGAACTTAAAACGTTTATGGATGGTTTTGAGCAAGACGTCCAAACCAATTTGAGCAAATTATAGGAGGAAGCTATGGCCGAACAATTTTTACATGGTGTTGAAGTTGCTGAAATCTCAAGCGGACCTCGTACCATACGTACCACCAAATCTTCTGTCATAGGTTTAATCGGTACTGCTCCTGATGCTGATAATACCGTTTTTCCATTGAATAAGCCCGTATTGATTGTGGGTTCTCGTAGAGAAGCCGCTAAACTCGGCGCTACAGGAACACTCCCCATGGCGATTAATGGTATTTTTGATCAAATCGGGGCAATGGTTATTGTCGTCCGTGTAGAAGAGGGTGAAGATGAAGCAGAAACGATTGCCAATATCATTGGTGGCGTTGATGCACAAACAGGCGACTACAAAGGCGTTCAAGCATTTTTAAGTGCTGAAAGTATCGTGCATAGCGCACCTCGTATTTTGATTGCGCCCGGCTTTACGCACCAAAGACCCAATAATCAAGCCAATCCTGTTATCAGTAGCATGCTGGCTATTGCAGACAGATTGCGTGCCGTCATTATTGCCGATGGACCGAATACCAATGATCAAGATGCCATTACCTGGCGCAAAGATTTTGGCCATGCGCGTGTTTATGTGGTTAATCCATGGGTGAAGATTTTTACGGGTCACGAAGAAGTCGTGCCGCCAAGCCCTTATGTAGCAGGCCTAATTGCCCGCAGCGATAATGAAAATGGTTTTTGGTGGTCACCGTCTAATCAGGAAATATACGGCATCGTTGGCACCGCAAGACCTGTTGATTTTACTTTAGGGGGATACCAATTGCCGAGCAAATTTTCTGAACGAAAATGAAGTCACCGCGATTATTCGCCAAGAAGGCTATCGACTTTGGGGTAATAGAAGTTGCTCTAGTGATCCAAAATGGGCGTTTTTATCGGTACGCAGAACTGCTGATTTAATTAATGACAGTTTACTGCGTGCTCATCTTTGGGCTGTGGACCGCAATATTACAAGAACTTATTTGGATGATGTGGTGGAAAGTGTTAATGCCTATCTGGCTCATCTAAAAGCTCTTGGAGCTATTTTGGGCGGGCAGTGTTATCCCGATCCAGAGCTCAATACGCCTGCGAACATTACGCAAGGTAAAGTCTATTTCGACTTTGATTTCACGCCGCCTTATCCAGCAGAGCGGATCGTCTTTCGCTCCCATTTGATTAACGATTATATTAAGGAGCTGATCTAATGTTGCCAAAAATTCTTAAAAACTTTAACGCTTTTGTTGATGGTCGTGGTTATGCCGGACGTATTGATGAAATCAGTCTGCCAAAGCTTTTCATTAAAACTGAGGAATACCGTGCGGGTGGCATGGATATTCCCGTTGCCATTGATATGGGCATGGAAAAACTGGAAGCCGAGCTCACATTTTCTGAGTATGATCCAGAGTTATTTCGCTTATTTGGACTTGTAGACGGTAATGCTGTTTCACTGACTCTTCGTGGCGGACTGCAAGGCAGCGGTGACGCTGAAGCTGTGGTGGTGAATTTACGGGGTCAATTTAAGGAGTTTGATCCAGGTAATTGGAAACCGGCGGACAAAGCAACGCTTAAATATACCGTATCCATCCGCTATTACAAATTAACCATTGATCGCCGCGAACTGATTGAAATAAACACCAATGGGAGGTTACGACGAGACATGCCGAGAAGAACGAACGTTCAGCAGCTTACAGAGGAGGACTTTGATGAGAATATTTTAAATTACAATACGACACCAAGAAAATCCCTTGGCTGGAAAACACCACTAGAGATTTTTAATAAAAATTTAGCTCGCGTTGCACTTCAAACTTGAATGTGGCCTCGCAGCAACAAAGCCCAAGCGAGCGAAGTTCCTTAAAGGGTGGAGCTTATGCATAAACTTTAATATTGGAGAGAATCTATGAAACCAGGCATTAAAACCACTGAATTTTGGGCAACCTTAATCGGGAGCATTGCTGTTGCAGGTGCATCAGAATTGGGACTTAACCTTAACGAAGCCTCAGTCGCCAGCATCGCAGCCATGGTGATTACCTATGTGGTAGGTCGCGTGATGAATAAAAACACGCAGGCCAAAATTGATCAAAAGTCTTGA